TCGGGTTTCGGCGGAGTTCTGAATACTCACGAACTTGTCAAAGCATTAATCGAAGCAGGAGCTGCAGGAGTTCATATAGAAGATCAGTTATCTTCTGCAAAGAAGTGCGGTCATATGGGTGGAAAAGTTTTAGTCTCTACTCAGGATATGGTTGACAAACTTGTTGCTGCAAGATTGGCTGCAGATATAATGGATGTTCCTACAATCATTATTGCAAGGACAGACTCACTTGCAGCTGGATTATTGCAGAACGATGGTGATTTACATGATCACAAATTTTTAACAGGAGTACGAACCAGAGAAGGTTTTCATAAAGTTAAAGCAGGAATGGATCAAGCAGTTGCAAGAGGACTTGCATATGCACCTTACTGTGATTTACTCTGGATGGAAACAGCAGTTCCAGATATTGGAGAGATTACTGAATTTGTTAAGGACATACAATCAGCATTTCCTAATCAATTGTTTGCATACAATTGTTCTCCATCATTCAACTGGAAAGCAAATTTGAGTGATACTGAAATTAGAAATTTTAAAGATGAATTGGGAGAGTTGGATGTTAAGTTTCAATTTATAACTCTTGCAGGATTTCATTCCTTAAACTACAGTATGTTTGAGTTGTCTGAAAATTATAGAGACAATGGAATGACAGGATTTGTAGATCTTCAAGAGAAAGAATTTACAGCACAGGAACGAGGGTTTACTGCTGTGAAACATCAACGTGAAGTTGGTGCAAGTTACTTTGATCAGATAGGTCAAGTTGTAACAGGAAGTTCGGATCTGAGTGCAATGGAAGGCTCAACAGAAGAAGAACAGTTTTAAAGTTTCCTATATATTTATTTAAGGGGAGTTGCAGGAAGGTAACTCTTTAACATTAATGCTCGGAAGGAGTAAGATGAAAAAAATAATTGCCCTAGTGGCGATGGTTGTCAGTATGACAACTTTATGTATTGCAAAAGATATTTCAGTTGGTTATGTTCTAGTGGGGCCACACAATGATGGTGGTTGGTCAATGCGACATCATCAAGGATTCCAATCCTTAACAAAACATGGTTATAAAGTCTCAATGGTAGAGATGGTGCCAGAGGCAGAATCCTCAAAAATATTTCGTAAACTTGCACGAAAACATGATATTGTTTTTGCAACATCATTTGGATACATGGATGGTATGGTGAAGGCTGCGGAGAAAAATAAAGATACCATTTTCTTACACGCAACTGGTTACAAAGGTAATGACAAAAATATGGACAACTACGTTTGTCATTCATTTCAAGCACGATACCTTACAGGGATTGCAGCAGGAATGTTGACAAAGACAAATAGGATTGGTGTAGTTGGTTCACATCCAATACCTGAGATTATTCGTAACATTAATGCACTAACACTTGGAGCCCAAACAGTAAATCCAGATATTAAAGTTAATGTTATTTGGATAAACTCTTGGTTTGATCCACCTAAAGATATGGATGCTGCTAAAGCACTTCTTGATGATAATAATGATATTCTTTACACAACAACAGATTCCCCTAGTGTAGTTTCTCTTGCACAAAGAGCATGGAAAACTGGCAAAGAGGTTTGGAGTATGGGTAATGATGCACCTATGGGAAGTAATGGCCCAGATAGATACATCACAGGAATGATGTTTAACTGGAATGTTCTTTATAAACATATCGTTGATCAACTTGCACAAGGTAAGTTGAAAATGAATCAACGATGGGCATGGGGTCTACAGGAAAATTGTGTAGGTCTATCGCCATGGGGCAAGAATGTTCCTGGCGAAGTGATCAACAAAGTTGAAACAGTTAAGATGAACTGGATCAATGATGAGATGGACACATGGTATCCGTTTTCTCAGGGTGTTACTAAACAAGATGGTACAACAGTACCAGCAGGAGTTCTCAAAAGACCAGAATTGGAAACTATGCAATTTTTTGTAAAAGGTGTTGCTAGTCCTTTTCCTGTAAAATAATTAGACACGAAGAAATAAAGAGTGTTGTGTTCTAGTGCGAAAAGATGACAACTTTTCAACACCTAGACCGGCAGAGTTCGTCAATTGCTTAGTAAATTTCTGTAAAGGGTTGACCAATAAATTATAAACTTACGGGATTTGATTTCTTGTGGGGGTCACAGAGAGATACGCTAGCACTCTTTTTTTATAATGGAAACAATATGTTTAGTAGAAAAGAAATTATTTTTTGGATATTTGCAGCATCTGTTGGAATAACTTTAGCATATGTTTGTAGATTAGAAGCAATGATGTGAGGTAATTATGATAGAAAATGTAGGAAGACACACAAATCTTTTCGTTGAAGAAACTTTCGTAGGACATTCTGGTGGTACTCTTCATTGGAAGATTGAGATGGATGCACTAACAGATGCAGAGTGGAAGTGTATTGCACGAATGATTATGGAACATCAGAAAGATTTTTTCCAAGCCGCAATAGGAATACCTAGAGGTGGATTGAAGTTGAGTGGATATTTGAATCAGTATGCAACTCAGAATTCAAAAGATCCTTATCTGTTAGTTGATGATGTTTTGACAACTGGTGGTTCTATGGAACAGTATAAGGAAGAACATCTAAAAGAAAAAGATGTTATAGGGTGGGTAGTGTTCAGCCGAACAAAACCAGTTGAATGGATCAATACACTTTTCCAGATGCCAATTTAATAAATAGTTATTCCTTCAAGGGAAAGGTTGGCTGCAGGGGAAGGAATCGAACCTTCAGATTATGACCGCCAACAACGGAATGCGTTTACCTGTTTCGCCACCCTGCAATCAATCTTTATTTTCCTCTCAGTCTTTTCAATTCATTTGCTTGTCTTTGCATTTCATTCAATACTTCATGTATGCCAAAACCATTTTTATAAACTGGAATTACTTTATCACTTCTAACTGAAATTAATTTTCCATTTTCGTATACTGGAATTAATTTGTCAGTCATTCTATCAGACCAGCACGTTTCATTGCACTAATCATTCTAGTCACACCGATTCCACCACCATAACGTGGAAAGAAATCGTAACTCAAGAATTTGAAAAGTTCTAATTCTACTCTATCTTTTCCAAAAAGATTAAACAATAATTCTGCATATTCTCCATTAGAGATAGTATAAAATTGTTCTTTCATTTCTTGCACATCAGTTGCACGTTCTGCACTTCCGATGGTTTCCATACCGCCCATGATGACATCGCACTTGTTAGCAAGTTTATTACCCTTTATGTCTGTACCACCGATTTTCATATTCCAAAATGGACTTGTGGACTCAGGGAAATTTGTAAGAAAGAATACATCTCCATATTCTTGATATAATTTTTCTTCATGTCCAGCATCTAATTCTGGGCCTGTAAATTTTGCTAATACACTTTGATACATTCCGCCAGGAAAATCCAAATCATCATATGATGCTCTTTCATGATCACATTTAAAACCAAGATAAGTGCAGAGATCATTTTCCAGATTAAGAAGGTCGTGGAAATTTCCAGGCGATTCAAATTCAAACATAGGGAAGATTAATTCATGTCTTCCTTCAGTCGGATTCTGTTCTTGTCGGTATGATGTTGACACACAGAAACAGCCTGGGATTTCTGGTCTTGTGAGCAATTCGTATTCTAACCACATCTGCCCTGTCTGTGGTAGTGGCCAAGTTTGTCCACTGTATTGATAGGTTGCAACTGTCGTTGGATCTTCACAAGCAGCAAGAATGGATAATCTGTTTTGGGTGTGTACTTCTAAAAAATTTCTGTCTAAAAAGAATTGTCTAAGGAGGGAGGTAATGTTAGTAAAATCTGAGGGCGAGATAAGACTCGTCAATTTTTCCTTTCCAATCGGTTTGACCGATTTCTTTTTTATTTATAAAAAATGAAACTCCTATATATTTGGATATGAAGAAAAAACACAGACAACTTTACGATACTTGGAAGTATAAGGGGAGCAATCTTATGGAGTTTAATAATCCTATTTTCCAGGCTCTATTGGGTTTGGTTATTTTTTACATTGGACTCAAGATGTTCTCAGGTGGAATGAAGTCAATGGGTAAGTTAGAACATTTAGAATACTTTATTCACAATCCATACTGGATGTTTCTTGGTGGAATAGTGTGTACTCTTCTCTGGCAATCTAGTTCACTTTCAACTACTGCAATAGTTGGATTGGTTGCATCTGGTGCATTACCATTACCTTCTGCAATCGCTGCGATACTTGGTGCTAACATTGGAACAACAGGAACTATCTGGTTGGCTGGATTCATGGTCAGCGATGGAATGCCACAAGGTATCACTAAACAAATTGCAATGGTGCATACAGGAGTTAATGCACTTATGGCAGTTGCACTCCTACCTTTTGTACAACCCATTGCAAGATTTATATCAAGGTTTTGACTTGACAAAGAGTATATAAATTGATATAATAGTAAAAGAAAGTGGAAGAAGGTTTCCGCTTATTTTATCAACATCATTAAAATATGAGTGAAAATGATTACAATTAAAGTAAGACCAAAGGACAACATCAATCGTGTTTTGAGTAAATTCAAGGCAGCGGTTATGAGTGAGGGTACTCTCAAGACAGTAAGAGAGAAGGCCCATTTTACCAAACCATGCTTGAAGCGTCAGATAAAACGCAAAGAAGCACAAAGACAACGAATGAAGGATGAGATGAAACTTGTCCGTCAACTTGAGAACGAAATGAATGATTGGAAACGGCGGTAACATAGTAGATTTGGGTGTGTTTCGTAAAGAAAAGTTTGCACTCAAAATAAAGATTGGGGGATACTACGCACATCCAGAAATGGGTGTGCATCTCCATTGTGTCGGTATAACTGACAAATTACTCACCAAGAACAATGAAGTCCATTTCATTGTAGAAGATCATTTTGGGAATTTAGCAACATTCAGTATAGATGATCCACCACCAGGCTTCCTATATTCAAATATGGAAGAGTTTGCTGCGGCCTGTTTCACAGTTTTTGATTCAACCGATGACAATTTGGATGAACCACCGCCCACAGTCTCATAGTATTATAAATAATTATATTGTAATTACCTTCCTTTACAAACTTTAAAATTTAGACGAATGTTACGATTCAAACAATTTATTCTTGAAGAAGAACTACCTTCAGACATTTTTAAGGGATTTTCTTTTGAGGTTTCTTCTAAAAGTTCATCAAAAAGAACAGTTCTCATTGTAAGATCAGATGATAGAGACAATGATGCTGATGAATTAGTAAGAAGATTAAATCAATCTGGAATAAAAGCCGAAAGAATATCTTCTAGTGCAAGTAGTGTAGATCCTATAAGTGCTATTCAAGATGGTCATAAATTTTTAATATTTCTGAAACCATTAAAAGGTGGAATGGGAGAAACTACTCTCAATTCATCTATTACAGAACTTTTTCCTGCAATTGCGTTTGAAACTGGTTATAATCCAACATCTGTTGAATCTTTTATGGAGTATCTACATGGAGTGAATGTAGATACATTAGAATGCGTACATTCAAAAGATAATGCGGCCGCAAAGGAAACAATTAATAAAGCAGACAGTTCTTCAAAGTATGAAGAGAAGATGAAAAATGCAATTGCAATATATAATTATTTGAAAGATACAAATATAGATAAAAGGATAAAGGGAGTATATTGGGGGTATCGCTCATCTTCAAAACCAACAGGAGTTCCTAAAAATCATCCAGGCGATATATTCATAAAATTTCATGATAATATATTTTTGGGTGTAAGTTTAAAGGCAGGAGGGAAAAAAACATCTGAGCCACAATTAAATACTTATGTAAATCCTGTTTATGAATTTTTTGGTGGATCAAGAACTTTAGATTCTCTTTATAAATTAGCTCATTCTCAAGTATATTCAAAGATAGAGAATATTCCATCCGTTTCTAGTTTTAGAACTAAAGAATTGAGAACAACGCAAAAAATATTAAAAGATTTGAATAGAACCAACAATAAAGAGTATGAACAATATTATAATGAATTTTTAGAAATTATGAGAACAGGGATTATTTCTTTGTTTAATAAAAATAAAAAGAAATCTCTTGAATATATAAAATCTGAAGTTCTTAGAGATGCTCCCGAAGTTCCCACTATTGTAATAAAGGCAACACAACAAGAATATGAAGAAGTTACGGATAAAGATGAATTGGGAGTTTTTCTTCCCCAAGTCCAATTCGTTAGAGCATATGCAGAAACCAAATCAAAACAAAATTGGAACATAGAATTAAAATCTGGAAGTGATGTGATGATCATGAAAATGACTATCAGAACTAATAAATCTGGTCATGCAGGAGTTAAAAAATTAGGACAATTTAATTTGTCGGTTAAGTATAATGGATTAAAGAAAAAATAATGTTACGATTCAAACAATACATTGCAGAACAAGTAGAAGCAGAGAGCATTTTAAAGTATTATCCAAATCCAAGAGAAGTCAAGTTTATCAGATCGGTCAGACATAAGTTGATCAAAAAGAATCCAGACATGAAACCGATTGGAGATGATAAGTTACACATCACTCTTGCAGGGGGGCCTGGGTGGAAAAAGATAAGTTCGGAATTCAAGGGTGTGAAGTTTGATAATCCAGATTTTCAGATAGAGTTTGAAGAACCAAAGAAGATAGAATCATCTGGTAGAATTTCTTGGTACATGAAAGTTAAACAACAACGACAATTAAAGAGCTATGTTACAGATTTACTTCAATCAGATCCAGATCCGAAAAGGGTATTCCATGTATCGGTTGCAAACAAGACGGGCAAAGTAGGAGATTCGGTTGCTACGATTTAAACAATACATTGCAGAAATTGGTGTAAACCCCTTTCAGATAGTAGGGAAACCAGCATGGACTGAAAGTCTATCTACCATGTTGTTTGATCTACCAAGAGCAGGATTGAAAGATGTAAAGATTCCATTGTCTCCTGCAATATTCAGAAGGATATGGCCGAAACCAGTTCGCACAAAAGTATTCCATTTAACAGATGGTGATGGTGTTCCTAAAGTAAAAAAAATGCAAGGAGGAAAAAGATCTATCTCTGCATTTTTTAATATAGAACCTATTGTGCTAGAAGATGGTATTAAATCGGAAGGTGGATTTTTTCTTGAAATGATTGCAGATATTCTCATTGCATCACAAGATGATCTTGCAAGTCAACCAGACAAAACAGGCAGAAGGTGGGTGTCATTTAGTTCACTCATGAATAAACCTACAGATGCAGATCCTGGCTTGGGTGGTGGTGCAAAACTCAAGAAAATGGAAAATGATATAAAAGAAATGTTAATAAACATTATCGTAGATCATAGTGATATTACACCAGTACCAAATGTTAATAAAGCGTGGAGTTATCTTGGAAAATCAACTGGTGGAAAAGAAAAGTCATTAATCATTAAAGACTACATTGATGGAATGGAAAAGGTTATGAAGAAACATTCCAAAGTATTAGGAGCATTACTTACAGACTACACGAAGAAAAGAATACAAGAACCAGATCCAGATAGTGGAGATAAACCAATGTGGGATGAATTGGTTGTCAATAATTTCAAGATAGAAAAGGTTCATGTAGTTACTGGTGATGATCCCGAAGATTGGGATGAAACCGATTTTGGATTACCAATTAAAGTTTGGGGCGATAGAGGCGATGCAGCAGATTACATTATACGAACAGTTCAAAAGATAAAGTTATGAAAACATTTACACAGTATCTAGAAGAAGCATCTAAGTATATTGTTTCCAAAAATCCACACGACAAGAAGTGGTATGTAATGGGTCATGTTGGGAACAACAAATGGATGCCAGTTTCCAGTGGATTTAAAAACAAAGCACAGGCTCAGAAGTGGGCAAAGAGTCAAGACAAGGTGGACATTGCGGCTCGTGGAGAAATAAGTGGTGCATGAGATGAAAACATTTAAACAATATCTAACAGAAGCAAAAGAAGGAAAGAATCTTCATCTAGAACATCTAGAGGATGAGGTATTGAATAATGGTATCAATGGAACAAGAGCTGCAATCAATTTCCTACAGTCATTGAGGGATATGCTTGCAGGAAATGCAAAGTCAAGTGTTAATGTGACTGTTAAATGGGATGGTGCTCCTGCGATATTTGCAGGGATCAATCCAGAGAACAAAAAGTTTTTTGTAGGAACTAAAGGAGTTTTCAATGCAACTCCCAAAGTCAATTATACAGATGCAGATATAGATGCAAACCATTCTGCGCCCGGCCTTAATTCAAAATTAAAAGTTGCACTCAAGTATCTTCCAAAGTTAGGAATCAAGGATGTTCTACAGGGAGATATGATGTTTACACAAGATGATCTTTCAACGGAGACAATAGATGGTAAATCGTATCTCACCTTCCAGCCCAACACAATCGTATACGCAGTTCCAACGGAAAGTTCCGATAAAATCAAAAAAGCGAAAATGGGTATTGTCTGGCATACCACTTACTCAGGAGACACGTTACAATCCATGCGGGCGTCTTTCAATACTAATATAAAAGGACTCACAAAGACAAATGATGTTTGGTTTACGGATGCAGACTATAAAGATACATCTGGAACAATCAATTTCAACAAAGCAGAAACCTCTACAATTACCTCAGTTCTGTCTCAGGCAGGAAAAACATTTAGCAAGTTCAATTCACAATTCACAAAACAATTAATGTCCAGACAGGATGTGGTGCTTCTGATAAAAACATTTAATAATGTGAAGGTTAGAGAAGGCCAGAAGATTTCCAATACTTCTAAACATTCACAAGAATTGATCAAATATGTAGATGTCAAAATGCAAAAAAACATAGATAGTGTAAAGACCCTCAAAACAAAAGAAGCAAAACAAAAGATTAAAGATGAGGTTATAAGATTTCTTTCTTCCCATAAGAAAGATCTTCAGACTATTTTTGATATGCAAAACCTCTTGACAGATGCGAAGAATATGATAATTCGTAAATTGGAAAAAGCAAGAGGGGTTATGGACACATTCATTCGTACAGACAATGGTTATCGTGTAACTGCACCAGAGGGTTTTGTTGCAATAGACCAAATGGGAGATGCAGTTAAATTGGTAGATCGTCTTGAATTCTCACAAGCAAACTTTACCGCTGCAAAGAACTGGGCAAAATGACAGAACAAGAACTTATAGAAAAAGATAAAAAACTTCTTGGATTAGTAGAAGATATGTGTGATTTGAAAAGAGGCGATTTAAATCATCCGAAAATGAAGGCTGCGTGGGATGACAGATGTGGGAAGGGCGAAAAGAAGAAAAAAGAACCACCTAAGAAGAACACAAAGATAAGCAATCTTGCTCGTAGGGTTGGAGTTAGGGGCCCAACATATAACGAATATGATCCTACAGAACAGAAAACTTACGAAGAATTCATTAAAGAAGTAAAGGGAGGAACAGCGGTATTCACTTTTGGTCGGTTCAATCCCCCAACAATCGGTCACGAAAAACTTATTAAAGTTGTAGAGAATACCGCATCAAAACAGAGAGGTGATTATTTTGTGTTCATGAGTCAATCTCACGATTCAAAGAAAAATCCTCTCAAACATGATCAGAAGTTGGTTTTCATGAAACTGATTTTTCCAAAACATAGAAGAGCATTTATCAAATCAAAAGCAAGGAATGCACTAGAGGTCGCAGTTCAATTATATGATATGGGTAGGTGGAATAAGTTGGTAATGGTTGTCGGAAGTGATCGTGTTCAAGATTTCAATAAGATACTAAATCAATATAATGGAGAAAAAAATAAACATGGTTTCTATGACTTTGAACAAATAGAAGTCATTTCAGCAGGAGAAAGAGATCCAGATGCAGAGGGGGTTGAAGGTATGTCTGCATCAAAGATGAGG